GGGTTTGCATAACATGTCTAACGAACAGGATCATCTTTCTTCTTGATCTCAGGAGCTTTCTTTGGTGCGCTACCGTTCTTCGCAGGGGACAGTCCGAACGCAGCTAACGATCCACTGAACACCGAGGCGATGAATGTAGGATCAAAGTCTAAGATCTTTTGCCCATTAGGCAAGCGTACATATGAGAATGTCAGGAGACTAGCACTCCAGATGAGTACCACTACCTTTACTAGGTTGCCAAGGACTTCACTTTTGTCTTCATGATCTTCTTCTACCTTGGACTTAATTTCTTTTTCGTCCATTGTAATCAGAATGATTCATGAGTATTTAGAAAAACCTCTGGGCAAAAAAATACCCCGAAATTTTTTTCGAGGTTTTTTGTAATCAGTTTTCGGATTTGATATAGTTATTCTCTTCTAACCATTGCTTTGTCAGAGGAGTAGGTGGGTACACCTTCCACATCTCACCACGAGCACAAGCTTGTAGTGCTTTCATTGTCATACCCTCAGTTCTACCTGCCCAGGTTGCTTCTTTCTCCCAGGGGATAGCATGTGGTGTGTGTCTGTAGGTATCTTTAGCAATCGCTTGCCAGATCTTAGGCACGTCCTCTTCGTTGTGGATGATAGCGATCATGTTGTTCTTGATCGTACCTGCCATACAATCTTGGGCAGCGTGCCATCCTTCATGTCTCATCACTGACATCAGAACACCAGGACGATGCATGTATGCTCTGCTAAGGAAGAAGTTATTACCTACAGTATGGTACACACCTCTGTGACCTACAGGATAATACTTCTGGTCAGCTAGAAACACATTAACTCCGACCTCATCCAGGGCAGCGAGCATTGCGTTGAACTCGTCAGCAACAATACTATAATCACTGTCGGGATAAGCGTCAGCAATATCACTGATACTTTTGACTTTAGTGACTCCATCAGTACACTCTCGAAGTAGCATACAACCCATGGCATCCATGGTGAAGTATCCTTTGGTAGGTTCAGACCTTACAGGTGCCACTGCTCCATGGAGCATACCAAACAAGGCACCACTGATAACAACGTCTCTCAACCTCATGGCATGGGCACAGCGGGGGGAGCAACAGGTCCAGTAGTCTCAGGCAGTGCTGGCACAGCAGAGTCCAGGAGTCCAGGCAGAGCGTTGCCTACACCATCGATAGCTGCTTGAGTTACCTTTGCCTTGACACCCTCTACGATAGCATCACGCTGTAGATAAACAGCGACGCCAGCGCCAACAGTGGTAGCAGATAGAATAAACCCCGCAACACCGAGTACATTAATTAGTCTTTGCATAGTAAGCCTCATAGTATTTAATAATTCCGAAGGATGTAGCGTTACCTTGCGAAACCCAATCGTGAGCACATTCATACAAACTCTGGGTGCTATAGGTAGGTTCACCATTCGGTTCCATAGAAGGTCCGTACTTCTTCAGAAGAATACGTAGGACCTCATCCCTCAGTTTCAGTTTGGCATCTGAGTAACGCCAGTCTTCCCGTGTCGTCACTTGAATCCTCCTTTGTGGTCCATGACCTGAATACTAACACAGTTTCCTGTCTGACACCACTCGAACCAAGCAGCACGTGCCAGGTCCCAGTCATCAAAGACAACTGCCTTCTTGTTTTTGAACACAAGCTTGTACTTGTGTCTGTCATAAGGTTTGTCGCAGGTCTGCTTAAAGTAAGTCATGAACATTCCAGTGGAGGTTACCAGCGACAGTGACACGTTCCTTATCCGTTGAGTGGAAAGGATACACAGCATGTCGCGTGTTGGCAGGGAACATAAGCATTCGCTGGTTCCATTTGAAATCCACAGGCAGGAGGGTGTTCTCTAATTGAAAGCACCCATCACTGCCATGGTTCTTTCTCTCATCTGCCCCGTAAGGGACATCAATAAAGATCACGAAGCTGATAACTCCGTGGTGAGAATGAAGTGGATTGTACTCACCCTTCCTCTGGAAGTTAACCCAGAGGTCACGCAGTTTGAGGTAGCGTTTGTCGTAGACGGATCCATTCCATGGGCAAGTGTTAAGGCAGGGGTTTCCCTGTCCCTCTTCACTATACCACAAGTTTCCTGCTTCTAGCAACAGGTAGTCTTCCAGTCCACTGACTGGCACTAGGGATGACTGCTGCTTCATAGCACCGACGAGTCTATCGTCCATGTCCCAGCAGTTGTCACTCCTACGTGCCTTTGCTTGTAGTCTCAGTTCTTTGTAGAGATCAATCGGTAGTTGCGTCAGCATCTTTATCCTTTACATCATAAATGATTTCAATTTTTCTCCAGCGGTGAGTGCGATCAACACATTCAAAGTGATGTGCCTCACCCTCAAGGAGTTCGCTAATCTTTTCGACTAGATTGTTAGCGATGTTCATGTTGGTCACGTTCATTCTGCTGCTCTCCATTCCTTTCTCATCTCCACATAAATCGGATCCTTAGCTGCCAGGTCTCTCTTTTCTTTGAAGATGCGGGCGCTCCTAGCCTTTTCACAGGTGGCATGACTTGCTGACTGGGGAGTGATATTACCCTCGGCGTCGTATTTTTTCCCCGAAGGATGATTAGCATACCGTCGGGCGCGAGTAAATCCCATCTCAAGGAACTTCCTAGCCATGTCCATCCCAATGAAATCTTTTCTGGACTTGTAGTCACAGAACATCTGGTATATTTTATTAGAAGATTTGTTAGCCGCAGTTTCATTTACGAACCTCCAATGAGCGCATATGTCGTTAGTGTAAGGGCGTACCAGTAGCACTCCTTGCTCTCCCCTTCCAATACGATAAAGTTTGCGAGTCTCTTCATCGGTAAAATCAAGGGTGCCATAGGGCAGTTCATAATCAAACTCTTTCATCAGTGGAAGTTGTGTAGGTTGTGCCAGACAGTTTCAATGTGCATGTTACCCTTGAAGTAACCAGCAACAATGATGCTGATACCAAACAAAAAACATGCCACTAGACTTAACACTAGCGGCACGGTAGGGTTTTGTGGTTTCATATGGATAGTATACTCTCTTGCTGCTTCAAGTAGAGCTTCATGTAACACTTACACAACTGTCTGATCTCCTCTAGATTCAGACCGTCCAGGTCACGAGACATCTTCTCGTACGTGAACATTCTAGAGGTGGTCTTGAGTTCTATTTCGTCGGGGTTCATGATGGATAGTCCCAGTGGGTAATGAATTCTGCTTTGTGTGATGGACCCCAGTTGCCTTCGTGATACAAGTAAGGAGTAGTTCTAATCCTACATGAATCACCAGTACAGAGGAGATCATCAACGATTCTCCAGGACTCTAGCACCTCATCACCGTGGACAAAGTGTGATTGATCACAGTTTAGAGCATCATAGAACAGAGTCACGTACCCATCGAGAGCACCCTCTGGATACTTGTGTGTCAGTGTTGCCAGCTCTACATGTTCTCCTAGTCCAGGAGATTTGATATCAATCTGAACGTCCAGGTGAGGATCAGGTTGGATGCGAATCACAATCCTGTCATTCACTTCACCTTCATACAAAGCAAGAGGTGGGGCTTTCAGTTTGATAACGACTTCGACGCCCTGGTAGGGCATCTTCTTACCAGTCATGAAGTAGAAAGGCACGCCTTTCCATCTCCAGTTATCTATATAGATGTCTCCTGAGACAAAGGTTGGGATTGGAGAGTTAGAACTCACCCCTTCCTCGTCACGGTAGCCAACATACTGACCGAAGAGTGTCTTCTGTCCCAGTCTAGCAGCAGCAAGGACCTTAGTCTTCTCCCTACGAATCTCTTTAGCATCGAGTCTACATGGAGGCTCCATTGCTATGAGTGACAGGACCTGAAGCATGTGGTTCTGTAGCATGTCACGTACAGCACCAGCATGTTCATAGTATTGTGCCCTGCCTTCACAACCAATAGTCTCAGTGGCAAAGATCTGAACCTCGCTTATGAAGTTCCTGTTCCATAGTGGTTCAAACAATATATTGCTAAACCTAGTAGCAAGTATGTTATTGACAGTATCTTTACCGAGATAATGGTCAATGCGATATACTTGTTTCTCGCGTAGACGTCCGCTAACCACAGACTGTAGATGATTAGCAGATTGATAATCGGTGCCAAAAGGTTTCTCAATAATGACTCT